GGCGTGTACGTAGACCCGCCATTACTAGGAAATTGTCTCCAACCTATAACAATCGCGTCATTAACCGAGTCATAACAACAAGTATTATACTGTACTGCGGTAGAGTCATATGTTTGTACCGAAGAACCTAACGTAACACTTAATGTTCCTGATCTGATAAATCCTATGCACTTTCCCACAAGCTGATTGTCTTGCCAAAAAGCAGCCATTCTGCCATTTGACTCTTGACACCCGCCAGCAACCCAATATGAATTAACCGTATCAAGAATTACAGGAGTTCCCCACGTTATACCATTTGCAGTAGTGTTTGAGACTTCGCCTACTACAACTGTAGGATAAGCAGTTTGCTCGTCTCTATACACAACAAAAACCATATTTTCTACTGGATTGTAAAACGACTGACCATAGGAAAATGGATTGCTTGTGCGATCAGGCCTAAACGCACCATTATTTTGCTCCACAGACGCAAGTGATGTTCCTGTAAGCGCCACTTGTGCCACAGTTCCAGTGTTTTCTAAAATCACTGGTTTTCCATCCGCAATAGAGCCATTTGCCGTTGCTTGAAACGTATTTCCTCCTGCAGCCGCATCTCCCCATGACATCGCTCCTGCACCGTCTGTTTGCAAAAGCTGTCCTGATGATCCTGTATTTGGAGGCAAAGTAAATGTTGGGTTTCCACTGTAATTTGCGTGAGCCGGGGCTTTTAACGCAACATAATGAGCATTATTTACCTCACAATACATTCGTAGCTCTGATTGCGTGCCAGTATTTTTGATGCCTAAAACACCATCAGCTATAGAGTGCGATCCCATACTTAGATCACCGCCTAAAGCGGGCGTCGTATCTTCCGATAATTCCGTTATGCCAGCATCTTGTGCTGACCAGTTGTTACCATCAGAGGTTAATATTTGACCGCTATTACCCGCAGATATAACTGCTAAGTTCTTGTCAGCTACATCTCTTGCCCTTGTCATTATTCACTTTCCTCACTATCAGAAACGTGTGGGGGCCATTCATTCCACAGCCCTTCATCGCATTTAACGGCAAATTTATGACGTTGAGCGTCATTCACCCAAGGCTCTACGGAAAGAGGATTGTAATTGGGAAGATTAATAAAAAATTTAGTTTCTGGCGTAAAACCTTCATAGTCCACTGTTACGTCAATACCGCCATCTTCATTTTCTGTTTCTGTTATTGGCGGGCGAGTTTTTGCTATCGTTGATGATGACAAATCCTTGTCAATAGTCGTTTCAATGTCATACATAACACCATCTATCAGTCTTGTATCAAGCATCGCTTTCAACTCCTAAGATATACCAACTTAAATTAGAACTATTGTTAAGGTTGTGAATAGTGTCACCAGCCTGCAGCGTTAAGGTTCCCTCACTTGCTGGGTGTCTGTTTTGATAGTTGGCACCGTGAAAATAATAACTTGTCATGTAAACAGGATCATTTGCGCTGTTATATACACCGCCAGCTTTTGTTATAATAAAACCATAAGAACCGCCACTAACTGTATCTGTGCCACAGCGACCATTAAATTTTCTTCCTGCTGGAACTGTATAAAGCAAAACATTATTAGCACTTCCATATTGTCTAATTGAAATTGTTTTATCGGGTGTAGCTGCGGCTGTTGTCCCGCTAGATATTGGCGTTGAAGTAAGGCCCATAATTACTCTCCTATCGCGTTTCTTTTATGCCATACACTGACATATGGGCGGAAAAGCCTTGTGTGTATGATCGAGAATTGATGACTGATGTTGTTGGGTATGTTTTAATTGCATGGAACGTTTCTCTCTGATCTTGTCCATCCATGCCTACAACATCGTTTGTGCCAGCCGCACTTTTAGTTTTTGACGCTATAACTTCTACTGCTCCGTCTGCATCCGTTAAGTCAAATCTAAGGATACGTCCATAGTTCGCTGTACAATAAAGATACAAATGATTTTCTACTAAATAAAACGTTTGTCTAGCATGAATTGTTGGCACAAGACCTTCTGGTAACGATGGCGTACAATTATTAACAAGCGAACTGCTACCACCGCTACCTAACGTTATTCTAGCAACACCATTAGTTGTTTCAAGAATTGGAGATTTCCACCCAAACCATTCTTCTAGCTGTGCTTTGGTCGCATATCTTGCGTTGTTTGGCGCTCTTTGACCGTGATCTACTACTAAGAAATTCATCTGGTTGCCATTTTCGTCAGCAATAACAATTACAAGTTTTGACGCTTGTGAGTGCCAATCTGCAGTCATCCACTTTTGATATGATTGACCATTTGAATAAGTGTTACCTACTGTTTTTGGGTTTCCGCTATTGGCATTTGTTGAGCCATCAGTAATTGTCCAGAAATCCCCTGCAGCCATTGTGTATGTTTGTGTGTTCGCACCAAGCGCAATAATTGCTGATTTATCTATTTTAGATGCCGTAATTTTTATATTAGTGTTTGAATGGCCTGAGACAGTAACATAGTAGCCATGAGTCGGGGATGAATTACAAAAATGCGTCCTAGCGTATGACGTTAAATAACGAGTTCCTTGCCCTGAGTCAGCGCCATTTGTTTGAACAATTCCATAGGTTTGACTTCCTGTTGCGTTTTGATAACCTAAATGTTTGCCTTCTGCGAGATTGAACCAATAAAGATTATTGTAGTTGCCTGTAAAAACTAACTGCTCACCATCCCAACTAGGAATATTGTAATATTGGTTAATCCAACCTTGCTGACCTAGTTTGTTAGTACTGTTGTCTGAAGCTACGCCAAAGGAACTCGTATTGTAATAACTAGAATTACCCATCCCAACAATCATGTTATTACCACCATTGGGGCCAGCCGTTCCGTTTGTGTTTACTGTTGGCGTTGTGAATAACATCCATTGGAAACCATAATCTTCTTGCCATTGGTAGTTGCCACTATAATAAGTAGAAGTATACGACCCCATACCGAAATTATCAGTCCAAGGACTGCCAAGAGCAGTAGACCAAGCAAAATTATCATAATGAGTCGTTTTTATTGTTTTTTCTAACGTACCGCCAAAAGTAGGAACGGTTGTTCTGTTATAACTGCTTTGGTTAAAGTTTCTGGCATTATTGTTAAAATAGCCATATTGGTAATGATTCCACGTTGCAAATTGTATATCCCAATAAGCGGCTGTTTTTACAGTAGGTGTTACCCTCAATGTGTGGCTTGGCGGAATAATTAAACTGCCACTCATGCCCGACACTGCAGAACTAGCCACAGTTCCTATACTTGTAGGATAAGTGCCTATATCAGAAGTTGCCGCTAGAGTTGCTTTTAACTCTACTGGATTTGCAGTGTTAAATTGCTCACAAAGTATATCCTTTACAACAAAGGCTGTATTTGCGTTAGTAGTAATGTCAAATGCCGTCCCAGCCGCAACCTCACTTGTTGACCAGTTTTTAAAAGCTATTTTTTCTAGTGTATCTGCCATGTGTACCTCTCTATATTGACAGCTTCATTACCGACGCAACACCTGTGGGCGTGGCAACAGATGATTTCGGAACCCATGTAGGTGCAGATCCCGTTCCGTTAGTTTGTAATATGTAACCAGATACGCCAGCCGCCAAATGAGCCGTTGTATCTGTCGCACTCTGGTACAAAATACCATTTGCCGTACCGCCAGCAACATTGCTAGCAGTGGTAGATATTGTAGGCTTGTTTGTAAGGTCGTTGTAATCACCGCTAGATGCAACTGCGTGTAAACCTAAATTGGTTCTTGCGGTAGCCGCATTTGCAAGATCACTCAAATTTAGTGCGGCATCGAGGAAATTGCTGTCAGCAGTAGCTTTTAGATAATAACGTCCATCTGACTCAGTTTTAGTGTAAAAGTTAGACAAGCTAAAAGCGCCATAGCCAACAATATCCACTGTATCACCAGCAGCCGCACCTGATGCTAGCACAATATTAGCACCATCTGTTGCTGTAAAGTCAGCAGGCATTAGCTTCAAACCATTAAGATATACGTCTACATATCCAACATCATATACTGACGCAAAACTTGTCTGGTTTGCTGTAGCTGTGTAGCTGTTTCTGTTTGTTGTTCCGTTAACCGCGCTTCCCGCAGCCGTCCAACCACCACTAGATGTACGAACAAACATCTTGTCAGACGAGCTATTAAAGTATAACGCACCTGTTACAAGCGCATCACCATCATTATCTACCGTAGGTGCGCTACTTTTTGCACCTAGATAACGATCATCAAAACTGTCATATGATGTTGCGGCTGCATTAGCGGCTGTTTGCGCATCTGATACTGCTGTTCCTATGCTATTAGCGGCATTTGTTGCCGTTGTTGCATGACCTGATGCTGTATTTGCGTGACTTAATGCCGTTGCTACGTGACCAGCCGCTGTACTCGCACTAGCTGACGCATTGCTCTCACTTGTTGCCGCATTAGACTCGCTCGTTGACGCATTGCTTGCACTTGTACTTGCATTTGATGCTTGCGTTGTAGCAATTCCAGCTTGTGTAGTCGCTGTAGTAGCTGCAGTTTGTGCATCAGAAAGACTTGTTCCAATCGTCGCAACGTCAGCCGCAGCTTTTGCCGAATAATGCAAGGCAGAAAACCCAGTAGTTGTACCGTCCGATAATGTAAATTGTGAATCTTCTGCATTAATAGCGAGTTTTTGTGCATCTGCAGCCGAATTTGTTGCGCTTGATGCTTGTTGTGTAGCTGTGCTAGCAGCACTTTGCGTATTTGTTAATAAACTAGGATCTTGTATTCTTGTTATTCGACCTTTTACATCTACGGTTATGCCTGAGTTTGGATAAAACACTGGGTCGGAGTTAACAGGCAAAACGCCACTGTCTTGTATGTCAATCGTTGGATCACCGCCTGCACCGTTACCATTTGTAATAGTAATACCGCTACCCATATTTGCGCGGAGCGTACGGCTTGTATAAGAGTTAGCGCCTTCACTTACAATAAAGCCAGCGTTGAGATTTTTAAGACCGACGTAACCGCCATCTAAGGTAGAACCATCACCAAAATGCGTAAATATCTCGTTGAAGTTTGCGTTGATCTTTTCAGCCGCAATGTAAAGGCTGTCACCGTCGAGCGTACCCGGTTGTAAATTGTCAATAATTTGTTTTGTCAAATCGGCCTCCGATAATTAGAGACAATTGAACAGGCAATCCTTAATTAATACGCACAAAACTAATCTAATAACTCATTAGCTGTTTCGCCTTGGCAACACTCTTCTATGTTCTTGCCACAAGCACACTGCAAATGCCCATTCACATAATGATTTCCGCGAGGATCAAGTTCGCACCCGCATTTTTCACACACTTCAACATTGTCCTGTATGCCCATTATTATCCCCCTCTCTAATAACACGGCTTATATCAAGATTAACTAGGTTCGTGTTTGCAATGTATCTCCACAGAACACGACCATTTGGACACTCTACTTGAAATACGGTTTCGTAGAAACCCACTTTTATTATTCTTGCTCTTTTTCCTTCAAGGATTACTTCTTGTCCCGCAGCCCAATGCTCGGCACAGATAAACTTTATGCCATATATCGTATTGTTTATAAAATCCTTAAGAGCAAAACCAAACAACATAGCAATGCTTATACCAATCAAAGGCGTAGCTAATGTCGCTATATCAAAAGAAATCTGGTTCAACGCAGACAGTTCCATAAAGAAGCCCTAAAGGTTTTAAAAAAAATTTTTTTTGGCCCTTTAGAAAAACTTAAATTGTGTGTGTATTAGTGAAGTCAGGATTGATTCGGCCTGTTTTTTAAACCCCCCCTTTAAATATACCGTCCGTCAATCCGACTGACTAAAAGTTACCCTAGGTCTATATGGACACTGACTTGGCCTGAGTGGTGAACTTGTTTCCTCTCTGGCGCTCTCATGCCCATACGATCTAGGGTGTCTTTGGCTGCTGCAAACCTTACCTTGTCTTCGTCCGCTTCGTGGATGAGTTGAGACATGGTATGTACTGCTGAAGCAACCATGTCAGTTCCTAAACGACTGGTTACTGCGTGCCTGATGTACTCTAAAATGACAGGGTTTTGCATAAGCTTGTGAGCTACGCTCGAAGGTCTTTTAGCCTTACTTCCTGCTTGTCTCACAGCTTCTGCTCGACTACGTACGTTACCGATAGCCATGACATCTGCGAATCTTCTTTGAAAAGGCGTTAGTTTACTAGCTAGCTTGTCTAGTTCCTTTTCGGCTTGGACTGTAGGTGCTTGGAAGGTTTCGTTGTTCATGATAGCTCTTACACTGTCTGATTGTGTTTAACTAATAGATACATAGGCTGAAAAGCTTGTCAAATCACTTTTTATTACAGCGTAATATCAAGCACTTATGCGGTGGAATGGTTAAGGCCTCAAGTCGGGAGTGTCTTTAGTTACACGGACGCCTCTCGGCCTTGTTTCTCCCTTTGGCAATCACTAACGCTTCTCCACTGTCTAACTGTTGCTACACTACGCGCTGGCGCTCTCCGTTCCGGCTACAGTCAGCCATTGGGCGTTAGCAATCGCGTCGTACGAAAGCCTCACGCTGTACCGCTTGGGGAAACACACACACACACTTCTTGCTCCACGCAATAATCACTGACGGTAAGTTCGTCGGGCTGCAGTCATAATTTCCCGCAG